GAAGAAAAGAAAACGGTTGATATAGATACATCGGGTCCCGGTGCAGAAATTGATATCGAAGAAAAGAAAGAAGAAGCTGTTATTGAACAGCCGGAACAAGAACAAGAAAAAGAAAACGTAGAACAAGGTACAGATAAAACATTTGAAAATGAAAGAGAAACAAAGTTAGAAGAAAAAAAGGACGATGATAAACTAGAAGAATACAGTAAAGGTGTACAAGCTCGTATTGCGAAACTAACTCGTAAAATGAGAGAAGCAGAAAGAAGGGAACAAGCTGCTTTAGAATACGCCAAAGGTGTAGAAGAATCTAGACAACAATTAGAATCTAAATTTAAAAAAACAGATTCTGATTATATCAAAAAATTTGAGTCTACTATCTCATCAGGTTTAGAAGCTGCACAAAAAGAATTAGCTGCTGCTATTGAAGCTGGTGATGCTAAAGCTCAAGTTGAAGCTAATAAAAGAATTGCAACACTCGCTTTTGAGAATGCAAAACTAGAAGAAGCTAAACAAGGTAGAGAAGTAAAAACACAGGGTCAACAACCTGTAACTAACCTTTCTCAAGGTAATAATGTTAACATCCCTCAAACCGACGATCCTATTAACATGGATCCGAAAGCCGAAGCATGGGCCGCAAAAAACTCATGGTTTGGTACAGATAGAGCGATGACATATACTGCTTTTGAGATACATAAGGATCTTACTGAAAAAGAAGGGTTTGATCCTAGTTCTGATGAGTATTATGCAGAAGTTGATAAAAGAATTAAAGTTGACTTCCCGCATAAATTTGGTAATACTGATAATAAGCAAACGGCCGAGCCCGTTCAGACGGTCGCTTCAGCTAAAAGAAGCGTAAAACCAGGTCGCAAAACTGTGAGACTCACTTCATCACAGGTAGCAATAGCTAAAAAATTAGGAGTGCCACTCGAAGAATACGCAAAACAAATAAAAAACACGGAAGGAGCGTAAAATGGAAAAAGATAAAAACACTTCTCGTGCGAACCAGACACGGTCAAAATCTGAAAGACCTAAAGTGTGGGTTCCACCATCTTCTCTAGATGCACCCCCTGCACCTGATGGATTCAGGTATAGATGGATAAGAGCAGAGAGCATTGGCTTTCAAGATACGAAAAACATAGCTGGACGTTTAAGAGAAGGTTATGAATTAGTTCGTGCCGAAGAAGTTGAAAATGCATCTGATTATCCAGTCCTCGATGAGGGCAGATACAAGGGAGTGATTGGGGTCGGTGGCCTTCTTCTTGCGAAGGTACCAATCGAGATTGCGAAGCAAAGACAAGCCTACATGACACAACGTCATGAAGAGCGAAGTCAAGCAGTAGAAAACGATCTTATGAAGGAGCAGGATCAGAGGATGCCAATCAATGTTGATAGGCAATCTCGTGTAACCTTCGGTGGTACAAAGAAATCCTAATTTAGGAATTCTCGGGATAACAACCAACTCCCTATCATCGGATTAATATAAACAACTATTGGAATAGGAGAAAACAATGGCTAATAAAAACACAAAAGGCTTTGGTTTAATTCCTGCAGGCAGACTAGGTGGAACTCCATCTATTCAAGGTCAAGGGAAATACAAAATCGATGCCGGTCATAGTACAACTATTTACAACGGTGAATGTGTTAAAATCTCTAGCGGTTATGTAGTAGGCGGAAACGGTTCTGCTGCAGATATCATAGGTGTTTTGAACGGAATATTCTTTAATGCGGCTGATACTTTGAAGCCGACATTTTCGAACTTCTACAAAGCAACTATCACACCGGCTAACAGTGAAGACACAACAGCCTTTGTAATGGACGACCCATTCCAGCAATACGTGGTTGGCGCGGATGCGGCAACTGGAGTAACTACATTCCTAGAAACGTACGACATGAACTCATCAGCTGGTGACGACACCACTGGTAAGTCTTCGTCTACTCTAGACATTGGAACTACTTCAGCGAACGGTAAACAATTCAGATTGTTAAGATCAGCAGAAGATCCTGAAAACGAGGATGCTACTGCAGCTTTTGCATCTGTAGTTGTTGTATCGAACCTAAATTCGTTCAACGGCCACAATTAATAGGAGCATATAGACATGGCAATATCACGATCACAGCTAGTTAAAGAACTAGAACCAGGCCTAAATGCACTATTTGGGCTGGAATACAAAAGGTATGAAAATCAGCATGCTGAGATTTATACTAATGAAAACAGTGACAGAGCTTTCGAAGAGGAAGTAATGTTATCTGGTTTCGCAAACGCACAAGTGAAAGGTGAAGGTGCAGGCGTATCTTTTGACGAAGCACAAGAAACTTTCACAGCTCGTTACACTCACGAGACTGTAGCTTTAGCATTTGCTATCACAGAAGAAGCTATCGAAGATAACCTCTACGATAGACTTGCTGCTAGATACACAAAAGCTTTAGCAAGATCTATGTCAAACGCTAAACAAGTAAAAGCTGTTGAAGTAATAATCAACGGTTTACCATCAACTGCAACGTTTAAGTCAGGCGATGGAAAAGCTTTGTTTACAACTGACCACCCTACAGTAGCAGGTACTTTTAAAAATACCTTAACTACTCAGGCAGATCTTAACGAAACGTCATTAGAGCAATCATTAATTGATATCTCTAAATTAACTGACGAAAGAGGTCTTAGAGTTGCAGCTAGGGGACTAAAAATGATAGTTCCTTCGGAGAATCAGTACACTGCTGAGAGATTATTAAAATCTCAAGGTAGAACTGGAACAGCTGATAACGATATAAATGCAATCGTTTCAATGGGAATGGTTCCTCAAGGATACAGAGTGAACAATTACCTAACTGACTCTGATTCATTTTATATCATTACAGACGTACCAAACGGTATGAAAATGTTCACAAGAGCTCCGTTGACAACTGCAATGGAAGGTGATTTCGACACTGGCAACGTAAGATACAAAGCTAGAGAAAGATACTCATTTGGAGTATCAGACCCTAGAGGTATCTTCGGTGTAGAAGGTGCGTAATATAACCTAATTTATGGGGCCGCCTTAAAACGGCCCCATTTATCAATACAAACGGTGAGAATATGAAATTATTTAGAGTTAAGATAAGCGCTTACAAACATCACGCAGATTTTATAGTCAAATCAGAGGATTCAGCTGAAGGCATTGAAAATGCAATAGTTGACACTCTGGGAAAAGATGATATAAAATGGGAGTATCTTGGAGAAATGATGGATCCAAGAGTAAACCGAATAACCTACGAGGAGGTTATTAATGGAGGCGATAATGCAACATCTGGAGACCCTTTACACACAAAAGAAGGGACTAGATCTTCAATGGGAGCAGGAGCATCTTAAACAGGGTAGATATACTCTGGATATGGTTAAGATTGACAGAAAAGTCAGAGAAGTAATTAGCCAGATCAAACTTGCAGAAGCAGAAAAAGCTGATGCAGAGATTAGAATAGAGGCTGCCGCTCCTCAAGTTTCTGTAGCTACTTAATAAAAAAGCTACATCGTTGAATAAATTCAATTCACACTACAGGCTCTCTTGCGCTCTACTTAAAACTAGTATATAAATTAATCACTATACATTAAATTGAATATCGACGCGTATAGTCGACGGCCTAGAGACGATATTCAAATAACTAGGAGGATAACACTATGGCAAACACTACGTTTTCAGGACCAGTCATTTCTAAAAATGGCTTTACAAGTACAGGTCCTGGTATGACTGTTAGCTTAACAGCTGACACAACAT